CGAAGATTCCGGAAGGTTTCATGTACGTCGGGCAGGTTGAGAACCCTGTTTTCGAGAATACCCGGACAACTATCAGGCGGTCGCCAGTGTATGACATCTGCGGCCCTGTGAAGAAGAAGCCAGCTCACCTGGCCCCTTTCAAGCAGGACGATATGGTGATTGATCCACGGATGATGGCGATGGCGAAGGCAGCTGGGCCGAACATGCGAGTGCACCCTCAGTTCCTGGAGGAGGCAGTTAACAACGTGAAGCAGAAGATTAGCTCCCGCGTCCGACTCTCTGACTGTCGTGTGCTGACGTTCGAAGAGGCAATCACCGGTATTGCTGGTGACGACTGTTACCCTCCAATCAACCGGGCGACTTCACCGGGCTACGGTTGGAGGAAGGTCGGTAAGGGCAAGACACGATGGCTGGGCGAAGATGAGTACGTCTTTGACCACCCAGAGTTGGTTGCTGCGTACAACGACGGCATGGCGAGGTTACGACGAGGTGAACGCCTGGGCAAGTTCTGGACGGATACTTTGAAGGATGAGCTTCGCCCTATCGCGAAGGTTGACCAAGGTAAGACACGGCTGTTCTCCGCTGGGGAGATGGTGCAAACCATCATCCTGCGGCAGTATTTCGACGGCTTTGCCGCCCACATGGCCAGGAACCACACCGACGTTGAGAGCTGCGTTGGGCTCAATGTGTACTCCATGGATTGGGAACTGCTGGCACGAAGGTTGCAGCGGAAGGGGAGAGCCGTCGTGGCGGGTGATTTCACCAACTACGATGGATCTCTCCCAGCGTCTGTAATCTGGGCCACGTTGGACGTAGTTGAAGACTTCTACGCCAAAGTACCAAGTGATCCGGAAGATATGGAGATCCGCACGCTGCTTTGGCTTGAGATCGTGAACTCCATCCACATTTCGGGTAAGGACGTGTATGTGTGGACTCACGGCCAGCCGTCTGGGTGCCCTTTCACTTCACTCCTCAATTCCGTTGTACACAGTATTGTTGTGCGTGTTGTTTTTCTGCTCTGTGCGGAGAAGTACGCACCCCGGTACTGTTCTATGGCGGCATTTGAGGAGCACGTCAATCATAACAACTACGGGGATGATGACGTCACGAATATCAGCGACGAGATACTCCCATGGTTTAACCAGATCACGCAAGCGGAAATGTACGCCACATTTGGAATGACATACACAGATGAGGCCAAGACAGGAGAGATGGTTTCCCAC